TCGTACCTCCCCCAAAACCATCGAAATTATATTTACCAAAATGGTTCAAAGACACCGATAGATATTTACCAAAAACACATCCTAAAATATCTTTAAAAGAAAATCAAACCATAAAAGGCTGTATGCCGGTATTTGACTCTATTTCAATGGGATATATTCAAGAAAGTTGGTGCGACCTTTATGTAGAAGATATAGACGGGGATAAATTTTTTAAAACTTCTTGTGAAATTCCTATCGTTGGTAAAAAAACAATAGAGAGTCAGGGTAAAATTTCCCAGCCAGAAGGATTTTATAAGCAAATGTTTAATTTTACAAGACCCTGGTTGCCCAAAACACCTAATGGTTATAGTGTTGTTTATATTCATCCTTCATGGAATACAGATCTACCTTTTCAAGTTTTTCCTGGAGTTGTAGACTCAGATGTTTATATTGGTGCTGGAGATGCGTCACCACCCTTTTTTATAAAAAAAAGTTTTTCTGGCCTGATACCAAAAGGAACTCCTTTATACCAAATTTTAATTATTAGTAATGATTCATGGAAATCTAATAAAGAAAAATATGAAAAATATAAAGATATTTTAGAAAAAAATAAGTTTATTAATACATCAGTATTTAAAAATTCGTATAGAAAATTTTTTAGAAAAAATAAAATATATTTATAGTATTTAAAAAAAAGACATAAATTATAAAAATATATGTATTGGTAATCATTTTAATAGCGAACTATATATGGGAATGAAGCAAGGGCCCATAAAAGCAATGACAAATTCGCAATAGTAACGTGGTTTAATCTATTATTATTAATAATAATTAATTTAATTTATAACATTACTATATTAAAGCATCCCATGCTGTTATAATGATTATTATGATTAAATATCTTGGTTCGGTAGGAACATTTATACGTCTTAATGACAATGAAGATAAAACATACACCTTACTAAATATTTATTCATCCTCTGCCGCAAATTTATCTTTATTTTCGGCGGAGGTGAATAATTTATCTGGGGAGGTGTCTTTTAACTCCGCCTCAACATCTTTATATATCAATGGTGTATCTGGATCAGTTATTCCTAATCAACAATGGGCTCATGTCACCTTTTCTTTCGATGATAAATTAGCCACCTATGATACGAATAACTTTCTGATAAGATTTGGCGATTCCGCCTCAAGTAATTTTAATATACAGAATTTGTATATATTGGAAAATTCCTTTAGTGCCTCCGAAGTTGGATATTTGCATCAAGAATTTACGGGGGGAACAAATAATAAACTTACCGTCCCGCCGTCCGCATCCTATGCTATCAACATAGTTGATTATCCAGAAACAAACTTCATATCAGCATCAACTAATGTAATTTATCAACCATCATTTGGCCAGCAAAGATATCTCATGGATATTAATGCGGCGACGGAAAGCAGTTTAAGTAAATTTGTATCAGCATCTGTTATGACAAATGATGACCTCTATATTGATACAGTAAACATCAACGTTGGAGATAAAGTTCTTTCTCTAGCAGATAATCAAATATATGAATTGAATGAATCATCTCAACTTAACACCGTTTCAAGTTCTGTAGGGGATGTTGTCAAGGTTCTTTATGGTCAATATCTCAACCGTATTTCATTCATAAAGACGAATAGTGGGTTTGAGATACAGCCAATACGAGTAAAAGTTAACTCATACCTGAACACAATACAGTCAAATAACGTCTAATGTGCTATTATTTGGTACATGGGACTTGAAATAGTAAGAGATAAAAGCAACTTTGGAATATATGTATGGCTCCTTCCAGAAGGTGGAGTATTCAAAGATGATGACGATAATGTTCTTAACATTCCGTCCGAACGTGGAGATATTACAAAGATGGCTGAAATTCGTAAAGCCGCTGCACACTATGGGCAACCAGAAGGTCAAGCGGTATTCATTCCTGGTATTGGGCGGGTAACAGAAGAAGAATATCAAGAAGATAAGTACCGTATGGAAAACGGTTTGCTAAGTTATGGCGACACAGGAGCGTGGAGAGATGCAGCAAGAGCCAGAAGAAACTTGGATTGATAGCGTTGGCCTGAGCAAGGCCATTAGTCCAGAATCATTTCTTCCTGTAGATAAGGATGAATTTAGTCAGGATGCTGACACAATTCTTAATCTTAATGGTTTGTCACAAAATTTTAAAAGATCTGCTAGACGTAAGTTAAACAAGAATCTTGTGACGGCAGGCGGAGAGATTGTTTCAGCAGAAGATAATATGTATGCTGGAGATGGCGCTACATCAAAACAGATTATTCCAGACAAGTACGGATATGGCATTTTCGATGTTGTAGAGCCACTTTATAACCCATATGCATTGGCTAAAATTTATGAACTGTCCGCTCCTAATTATTCTGCTATCAATGCCAAAGTAGCCAATATTGTTGGCCTAGGATATGATCTTCTTCCCACTCTTAATGTCATGGAAAAACTTGAGTCTATTTCAAACACAGAAGAACTTGGGCGGGTAAGGAGAAACCTTGCTCGTCAAAAATCCCGCGTTATTGACTGGTTAGAAACAAGAAATGATGACGATACTTTTACTATGACACTAATGAAAGCCTACATTGATGCAGAAGCAACAGGAAATGGCTTTATTGAGATCGGCAGAAAAACAACAGGAGAAATTGGATATATTGGACATATACCTGCTCCTACAATGCGCGTGCGTCGGCTGAGAGATGGATTTGTTCAGATTGTTAATGGTAAAGCGGTGTTTTTCCGTAATTTCCAGGGTGATGAAAAAAATCCTATTACTACAGACCCACGACCAAACGAGATAATTCATATCAAGAATTACACTCCAACAAATACTTACTATGGTCTACCAGCCATTGTTGCCGCTAAAAATGCGATGGCAGGTAACGAGTTTGCCTCACGCTTTAATCTTGAGTATTTTGAGAATAAAGCCGTTCCTCGTTATATTTTCTGGCTTAAGGGCGCAAAAATGTCACGGGCCGCAGAGGAAAGACTGTTTGAATTCTTCCAAGGAAACTTGCGCGGTCAGTCTCATAGAACAGCCATTATTCCTATTCCTGGCGACACTCCAGATCATAAGGTAGAGATGAAGATGGAGCCCATTGAGACTAACATTCAGGACTCATCATTTAATAACTATAAGAAGATGAACAAGGATGAAATCCTTATGGCTCACCGCGTTCCTGCATCAAAGGTTGGATCTACAGAAGGAATTGGTTTGGCGGCGGCAAGAGAGGCAGATAGAACCTTTAAAGAACAGGTATGTCGCCCAGCCCAGGATGCACTAGAAAAGAAGATTAACAAAATTATTGCAGAAAAAACAGATGCATTCAAATTTGAGTTTAATGAACTTACTCTTACAGATGAAGAGACAAGATCTAAGATTGATGAGCGGTATCTGAGAATGCAAGTTATTGTTCCCAATGAGGTAAGAGAAAGACTTGGAATGTCCACACTTCCTAGTGGCGATACACCTGTCGTTCTTAATGCTCAGGCTCAGGCAGAACAAACTGCACAATCAACGAGGAACAGGGTAAGAGATCAAGAACGTGCTGCAAATGCTCCCGATACGGATGAAACTGGGCGGGCAACACAAGGAGAAGGTAGGCAGCAAAATTAATAAAGTTAGATATAATATAATTTAATTGTTATGCTAAAATTTTTCGATACTAAAACGGCTATAGATGGGTCAAGCATCCATCTTTCAATGCCCATCTCTAAAGTAGATGTAGAAAAAAGAATGGTGCATGGATTCGCCACGTTAGATAACGTCGATAGACAGAACGATGTAGTTTCTATGGATGCATCAGTTAAAGCATTTGAACAATTTCGTGGAAATCTAAGGGAGCAGCACGATTCCAGAAAAGCAGTCGGTAGAGTTCTCTCATTTGAGCGTAAAGAATACTTTGACCCTACTTCTAACAATACTTACAAAGGTGTATTCGTTTCAGCATATGTAAGCAAGGGCGCACAAGATACTTGGGAAAAAGTACTTGACGGAACTCTTACAGGATTTTCTATTGGTGGTAGAATCCTGGACTATGAAAATAAAGTTGATAAAGATGAAAACGGCCAGGCAATAAGAATAATTAAAGACTTTGAACTTATGGAACTATCTTTAGTAGATTCCCCCGCAAATCAACTTGCTAATATTTTATCTGTAGAAAAACTAGGTGATAATACCGTAACTACAGGTTTTGCCTCTAATATCGAACTAGAGAATGTTTTCTGGTGCGCTACGGACAAGATTGCCGTTACTGAGAAAAATGACTCAGCCTCCTGCCCCATTTGTTCATCAGATATGAATGAAATTGGCTGGGTAGAATCAACAGACGTTAAAAAGAATGAAGAAATTGGCAAACTGGTAGATAATTTCATGGCTAAGGCCGATTCAGTAAGAGTTGGCGATTTTGTTTCTTGGGGTTCAAGTGGCGGAACGGCAAGAGGTAAAGTAGAAAGAGTTGTTCGCTCTGGCTCTATAGACGTTCCAGGTTCAGATTTTACTATTAATGCAGAGGAAGATAACCCTGCCGTCCTCATTCGTGTATATCGTAAAGGTGCCAATGGCTGGGAGCCATCAGATACTAGAGTTGGTCATAAGATGAGTACCCTAAGAAGAATTTCTAGCCTTTCTGGTAAATCAGATGACATGTACGACGACGATATTGATATGGATGACGATGATCTTGAAAAAGAAACAGTCACAAGTGAGAACACCCCAAATCGTAATGCCCAGCAAGGACTTCCTGGTGGTATTCCTACGGCTACTCGTAGAAAGAAGAGAAAGTATCGTAAAGATGAAGGTATGATGAAGGCTGGCGACTATGTAGCATTCGCTACTGACGGCAAACTTTCTAAAGGCCGCATTGATGTTATTGATACAGAAAAGGCTGCGGTAGTAATTTATAAAGAGGTTGCAGAAAGTAAGTTTCAGCCAACGAATAATATTGTTACAAAAAATATTACAGACTTAGTAAAAATTAAGGTTGCAACAAAAGTTGCATTAGAGAAATCACTATCAAATGAAGATGTTGATCATCTAAATACCTTAGTTTCTCAGCATAATGAAAAATATGGTAATGTTAGTTCTAAGAATGTCTCATTTGTCATGCTTCGTAAGGTTTTTGAGCGAGGTATAGCAGCATTTAAGAGCAATCCAGCAATGCAGAAATCAGATGAGCATTCACCTGAGCAATGGGCGTATGCAAGAGTCAATGGATTCTTGCAGGCGGTAAGATCAGGAAAATTCAATAACAGGCCATATGACACGGATTTGTTGCCAAAGGGTCACCCATTGTCAACAGAAAAGTCAGATAATTCAGAGGAAAATGAACTGACTTTACAAAAACGAGAAGGAGGTGTTGAAATGGCTGACAACGAAACAAGCCATGAAGAACTTGACACCGCCGAGGCAACAGACGTAACTTCTGAGGAAGTAACGTTTGAAGTAGAAGAAACTGTAGAGGACGTAGTTACGGAAGCCCTTGCTATGGCTAAGTCCGATGGTGTTGAGG